TGTCATTGCTTCGTCCTTGCCAAACCATTCGTTCTTTTCAGCCCATTGTTCGGCCTTTGGATCGGGTTTTGGCGTTGGTGCTTTACTTTGTACAGGCTGCTCACCTATTTGTCCAGCGTTTTTTAATGATTCTTCATATTTTTTTCGCTGATCTTCAGTGGCTTTTATACGCTCTTCCTCAATAGCCAGTCTTGCCAGCGACTGATTCGCAGCTACTTGGGCATCTACATCTCCCTTTGCTACAGCATCTTTAAGCTGAATTTTAGCTGATTCCAATTGAGATTTTACGCGTCCTGTAAATTCGTTAACATAGCCATCATCCAATTTATCAAATTTTGTTTGTAAACTGTCTCTCTCACCCTTGACTTGCTGGGCATAATTGACGGCTTCTTTTTCTCGTCTTTCCGCTTCACGAATTTTATAGGTTAGACGATCAATACGTTTTTTAACACCTTCACTATATTCCTCGCGTTCGTCTTTTTCTTCTTTAACTTCTATAATAGGTTCATCCTTTTTCGTTTCAACCTCTTTTATATCAGCTTTAGAATCTTTTATTTCAACATCAACGGCATTTCCAGTTGTATCCAAATCAACCATTGATTCATCTTTTTTTAATTCTTTTTGTGCTTCGGGCATGGTTTCCTCTCCGTTTTAAACGGTTAATGCGTGCAAAATATCTTCCGGATCCTCAATGGTCCCTAATATTTCGTCATCGTTTAGTACGCGTATTTCTCCGCCATCAATATAGATGCGGGATCCAGCGTAGCGTGCAAATAAAACCCAATCTTTTTTCTTGCACCATGGTCCATTGGGAAACTTATCTTTATCATTATAAGCATCTGGTCCCATGTCCATAACTAACCCACAGTTAGTTGCAATTTGAGATTCGGTTATTGTTTTATCAGATAGAATAATTCCACCTTTTGTTTTTTCTTTAGCTTTATAAGGTAGAACAAGAATTCGCCAACCTGTTGGTTTTGGCAAACTCATTTCTTCTAATGGCTTTTTTTTAGGTTTCTTTTCTTTTTCTACTTGCTTAATGCGCCGATCAGCGACGTGTTTCGGTAAAATTAGAGTGTTCATTTTGCTCCTGTTTTTTTAGCAGGTCCGAGAGTTCCTGTTCAATATAATTTAACGTTTCAAGTTGACCTAAATGATTTTGATAATCATTCCAATCTTTTACTTGGTTACTTGTTATTATCTCATTTATCTGGGTCTGTCTACCCCTAATTATTTTAAATATTCTTTCTACCAGTCTTACTGAATCCATTATTCCTTCTCTTCAGATTTTGCCTTTGCTTGTCTAGTACCTCCCACATAGAGGCCAAACCATGCCGCTCCTGCTCCTACAATAACCGAAACAAACGCTGATTGCGCATTCGTTGGATCAGGTAGTTGCATAAACCATTCTGTTGTACGCCAAAAAGCAACACCATACAAGGTAATTAATAAACGCGGAAATATTCTCCACGCACTAAGTCTCTCTGGTGTTATCATTAATAATTATATTTTTTAGCAGATCCTTCTAGAGCTTTTATAAAATCTTCATGTTGTTCCATGATCTCTTCATCAAGGTCTTTCATATCAGCCAATTGGTCTGTCAATTTCTCTACTTGTCTTTCTAGCTTGTCAACCTTTTCTGTATTAACAACTTGTTTTGTAGATAAATCAAAAGTTCTTGTGAGTGTCCACCCACCAAGAGCCATTAGTAATCCTACTAACAGCGTTATGACTTTTTCCATCATTATTTTTTCTTAAATAATCCTTTAACACCTGGAGCCATTCTCACACCCATACTGACACTGCAGCTTAAATATAAAAGGTGCTTATAATAATCCGGCAATTTATGGAGTGCCTCAAAGCCTCGTTCCACATGCTCCGTCATTCCAGGAATGAATACTAAAATTGCGGGGATCATCAGGGCAAGCAAAACGAATTCGTCTTTCCAGCTTCCTTTCATCTGGTCAACGGCTGATGCTTCCCAACTGACTTCGCCGGCGATCTGCTGCTGTTTCAACTTAGTATTAGCTTTTATTTCTGTCAGCTTATTCTCGGCCTTCGCTTTCTTGGTTTCAATGAAGCCGGAAACCGCTTGCCCGGCAACGCCGAGCAAGGGTTTAATTAATAACTGTAACACGGGACTAAGCTCCCCCGCCTGTCATCTTATATAAGATGAATAGAACTACGATGGTAACGATGGCGGCTTTAATCCAATCCTTCATTCCCCAATCGCTCCATTCCTTCAGGTGAGCCCAAAGATCTTTAATGAGTTTCATATTTCCTCCTAATGTTCCGTTGGATCCAAATCCATGTCTGGTTCGAAGTCAACAGTTTTTACAGGCTTGATCACTTCCTGTAATTTTTCTAATGCTTCTTCTATAGCATGTTCGCAATTTGCGCAATCACAAGATGCACATTTTCCACTATTACTATGGTGACAGTTATGATCGCAATTTTTGCAAAGAGGCATTAATGTAATGTTACTTTTTCGATTTGGTAAGGTTGTTCCATGTTGTCAGCAAATAGATGAATCATCAATTGCGTTTGTTCTGGACCTAATCTATTTAAATAGATTGTTTTTGCAACAACCATCAATGACGCACTTAACGCCATTGGATCATTTTTATGTTTTTCTGCAAAACGAAAAACGTCGTCTAATATAGTTTGAGAAGAAGTCATTTGTCTATACTTTTTTTCATTTTTATTTATTATCACGCTTTTTTGCCTGTGCTAAAGCCGTTTCAGACCGCAACATTGCGATATCTTCCTGGCTTTGGATCTTCTCTTTATCGATTTTATCCTTTTGTTCAAGTTTTTCTTCTTCAAAACCCAATTTTTCAGCGTCAAGGTCTAGTTTTTTCTCGTCCGTGTCCTTGCGTTGCTGTATTTCTTGCGCTCGAAGGTTTAATTCTTGTTGTTTTAGATCAATTAACGGATCAGAGTCCTTTTGATTCAAATATTCTTGCTCTTCAGCCACCAATTCCTCGGTAATTTCCACAATTCGCTGTGCAACCTGTTTTTCAATCTCCATTTGGAACTGTTGTTGCAATTGTGGAGGTATTTGACCGCCAAATTGTGCTGCCTGCTCCTGCATTGCTTGTTGATTTTGTGCCATCACCTCTTCACGTGCCATAAAGGAGATATGCTCCGAAATGTGCGACTGTAAAATTCCCATTGTCGGCGGATTATTCGCCACAAGGAAGGAACTCATGAATGCCTGATGCGCATCAACGTGCGCAGCATGATCCTGACCTTGAAAAGCTTGTAATTTCATCATTTGCAAAGATTTTGAGTTTTCCATGGCAGGATCTTCCGGTTGTGGTTGCTGCGGGGGAGGAAGTATCATGTCAATATCCCGTACGCCAAGTGCTTGGTACATTCTTCTGTATGCCTCATGCATGTTGTGCATTGGAGGATTAGAAGTTGCCATTTGCAATTGTGTTTGCGCCAGTGTCACACGCTGTGACATCGAGAATATGTTAGGATCAGAAATAGGTAGAATGTCCACCCGTTCGTCGAAATCTTGTTGCTTAATAATTCTATTACCACCCCGTACCGCATAAGGATATTCCGGTGGCAAACTTTGTGCTAAAACTTTTGCCAGTAATTTAAACTCTACTTTTTGCCCGTAATGCAAACGCTTATGTATCGCGTTCATGACCTTTGTTCCGCGTTCCATGATGGCCATAGTTGTGCCCACAGGATTGGCCTGTGAACCTTCGCCCATCTTGTTATCGGCAATCGACGCAAAGCGTCTTCCTGCCTCGACAACAAAACCTAAAAGAGCAAACAGTGTCTGTGATGGTTCCTTGTATGGAATCAACATCAACGATTCGCGGATGGCACCTCCTGGCGCGTCGACATCCCGGAATTCTCCAGGTTGAAGCGGTTGATCGTCGTCCCGAACGCGCAACCCTCTAGCTTTAAAGCCTGCGGGGAGATTGGACAACGTACCTGCATCAATAAGTTGTCTAAGCGCTGAGGTAGCTGTTCTTGATAAACCCCCGAGCATGTGGATAAGACCAAAGCCATAAAAGCCAAGGCCAGGTAAAAACTTGTAGTGGACAAAATAGGAAATCTTTTTGCGAAGCGGATCTTGTTCTTCATAGTTGCGGTAGATGGATAACACTTTTCCCGATCCTTCGTCAATAGTGACAACGTAGGGTAATTTGATTCCCGTTGGCTCATTTTCCAGCGTATCTTCAAAACCTGGAATATCCAAATCACAATGAAATTCGAGTAAAATAATTTCTTCCGCATTGATTGTTTTCTCCGCACCTTCCAATTTGTCATACGTTTCCTTCGCCTCATTCGGTTCCGGTGGTTGCATCGATATATCAATATCTCGGTACATGCCGCCCACTTGTTTCTTGCGCAGCTCATTGCCCATCATTTTCACAACATGCGTAATGCGCTCGCATGATTCCATGTCGGTTGAGACATACGGAATCACCACATCTTCGGCTGGAACAAATTTTGATACTGCTCTATCCTTGACTTCGTCGTAGTAGACTTTTCGGAAAGCACTTCCTGCTAATGGTAGATGAAATAACATCTGATCGAGTTCCTGGTCATATTCTTCCATGACGTAGGAGATCTGATAGTTCATAAATTCCTTAACACGCTGAGACTGCTCTTCAATCTCTGGTGTTATTTCACCTACGATTTGTGTTCTAACGGGACCTTCCGGTGGCAGTAGTTCCTTGTACGCTTGCGCTTGAAACTGCGTTACCGTCTCCGCTAGCAATGGATGCGTGACGCCCGTTGCACCAGCAAATGGTTTGGAGCGGTCCTCGTACTTGAATCCTAATAAATCTAATCCTTCACTATAGGTTTTCAACCAAGAACTTCTTGCATCTTTATCAGCTTCGTAGTCACCAACTAATCCTTTTGACAAGCTCTGCAGTTCATCATCCGGAATCACTTCCGCGAGATTAGCATTGAATGCGCCCTTGCCCGATAAGTCCGGTAATGGATTGACGATCGCCGATCCATCCTCCATCATCATCGCATTGTTCTCCATTCCGGGCAATGAAATTTGGGCCTCGGAAC